GCCTGCACGGATGGGGGTGCTAGTGTTCCTTCTCCAACCAGTCCAGAGGACGTCGCTCTGTTGATGGAGCAGGCACACACTCCTGGTTCGGGTGTTATTTTCCAACAATGGACTCTCCCACCCTTTCCTGTTGATCCTGGCGATCCTGTGTATTCTGTTAGCAATTTCGTTAACGGTGGCGGCGTGGACGATCTCAGCAGCGCCTTCCTGGAGGCCAAACCGCAACGTTTCAGCGTCGAGACTGTGGCCCAGATCAGACCGGATAGCTGGCATCATATGCTGTTGTCGTTTGATCTCCAGTCGATCGTTACTCAGGGTCCGCAGGTAGATGTCGCTGGCGGACAACAGATTTGGAAAAATGTCGCCGATGGCACCTCCAGTTACGCCAAGATGTGGTACGCGCTTGATAACGTTGACTATCGAGGGGTTTCAGAAGAAGTGGGTGATACTGGTCTTCCGCAACATAACTTTGGGCCATATGCGGTTGACACTCCCGTGCGACAGTATGACGGCACTATTTCTACCGAAGCGGCCGGCGATCCGAACGGTATTCTGACAGTAACAGGTTGGGAGACTGCGTATAAAGGCAGCAACAATGTCACATTTTGTAATCAGGAGTTGCCTCAACCGATCTATCAGTTAGACAATCCTCAATTACCAACTAGGGGGGCTGCGCTGGGCGTTCCCGCAGCTTCCAATTATGGTGATTCCATTCTCCGAGTGGAAATGGCCGAACTGCAGATTTTCACGGGTGTCACGGTGGATACCAAAGATGAGGGCAGTCGTCGTGCCTTCATTGATTATGATGCTGATGGTACGGGTGCGTTGAAGCCCGTCGACCCGACAAAAGGCCCAACGCCACCGGCGGAACGGTTGCTGGGCAAAAAGCCCGAAATCCTGTTACACACGAGCGAGAATTGGATAGCGGGTGCCAACACCGGTACGACGGGTGTGATTGTTGATCCCACGACCGGGGAGGAAACGCAAATACCATCGGGTCAGTTCCAACCGGTAGGCAAGATCACAAAGTACACACCAGATCCGAGCATCGCCGGATGATCGCGCATGCTGATCTGTAACGTCAGCCAGTTGGCGCGGCGCGCAGGCATCGCAGCCGGCATCGTTGAGGCTGCAACTGCGCTGGATGCGCCGGGCACCGGCAACGTGGTGTTCGCTACGCTTGTCGACGACCCGGCCTCGGTGGGCGAGCACGTCGACGCCTTTCTCGGCCAGATCATGATCGAGGCGGCGAGCGCTGCCGTCACCGTCAATGCCGGGCTCGTCTACAGGGTTGGGATCGTCGAGGCGGCGAGCGCTGCCGACGCGACCTCGGCCGGTGCCGGTGCCTTGAGCGCGGCGGTAGTGGAGGTGGCTGGTGCGGCCGATGTGCCCGACGCTTCTGTGCTTGGTGGCGTGCGCTTTGAAAGCGTGCTCGCCCTCGACGGTCCGATCATGCCCGCAATCCCGCAACCGACCGTGATCTATATCGAAGGTTAAGCCACCATGGCCTTCTACGATCTTGCCTGGTACGCCAACAGTGTTGGCTACACTGCTGTAACTGCGTGGACGACCGGAGCGACGATTGCCGCCGGTGCCTTGCGTCGCCAGAATGCAGCGCCTGCCGTGAACAGCGAGCGGGTGTTTGTTGCCATCGTTGGCGGCACGACGCACGCAACGACCGAGCCGACGTGGGTCATCACCAGGGGCGCGAAGACCACCGACAACACCGTCACGTGGCAAGAATGCACGGGTGCGAGCGCGGTCAATGGCGATCTGACCAACACACCGACCTGGGCGGCGGCCAAAGCAATAAACTCTGCCGTCACGCTTGGTGCGATCATCCAGCGCAACAACGGCGCGAGCTACTGGATATGCTCGACGGCCGGGAGCACGGGTGCATCCGAGCCCGCATGGGCCAACAACACCGCTGGCACGACGCAGACGGACAGCACGGTCACATGGACCTGCCTGGGTGTGGTTGGTAACTTCACTGGCGGTCAAGCTCCGCACGCACGGTCGTTCAATGCGTGCTCTACAAATTGGTTCGCGGCCGGCAACTCGATCTATGTCGGAGACAACCATGCCGAGTCGCAGGCGACCGCGATTACGCTCGCTCCGACCGGCAGTCTTTCAACTGTCGGCAAGATCATTTGCCACAACCACAGTGGCGCATATCCGCCTGGTACTGCCGATCTTACGACGGGCGCGACGATATCCACCACTGGGGCTGTTAACCTCGCGATCTCACCGAGCGCTAGTCCGGGTGGATTCTACTTTTCCGGCTTGACGCTGATTGCGGCGGTGGGTCAATCGTCGACGAATGGCATAATATTGGGGGCGGGCGGCTCATCACTTTATTTCGATAAATGTTCTTTTCAGCTTGCCTCCACAGGCGCTGCCGCAACGATCGGTTTGAGCAACGCGAACGGAGACGTCATCACGTTCAACAACACGACGGTCAAATTTGCCAATGCGGGACAAAAACTTGTGATGAATTCCGGTAGCTTCAACTGGCAGAACACCGGGTCAGTATTGGTTGCGGGATCATCGGTTCCCACAAATCTTATAGCTAACGCAGGCAACACGTATTCTTCCATCGTGCTGGAAGCGCTCGACTTGAACCAGATTACCGGCAATCTTCTTGCCGGTACTACCACTTCCGCAGGAGGCATATTGATCAAGGATTGCAAGCTCAACGCAACGGCAACGATATCTTCTCCATCGATGTCCGGGCCGACATTGCAGCTTGTGCGATCCGACAGCGGCGCTATCGCCTACAAGTCCGCGCGCTACACCTACGAAGGCACCGAGACGACCGAGGCCTCGATCACGCGCGTCGGCGGCGCATCCGATCCGACCGGGCAGGCGCAGTCGCGCAAGATTGTCACCACCGCAAACTCGCAATGGCTGCGGCCGTTCAAGGCCGAGCCTTATGCGATATGGAACCCGACGGCGGGCGCCAACGTCACCGTGACGGTGTACGGCACGATCAATGCCGGCGCGCTGCCAAACAACGACGATATCTGGATCGAGGTCGAATATCTAAGCTCGTCAGCGTCCACGCTCGGCACGATCGTCACCACGACCAAGGCCAGCATACTCGCGGCCAATGCGGCGGTCGCTTCGGATGGCTCAACGTGGAACGGTGGCGGCAGCGGTGCTGGTTGGCTGCCTTTCAAGCTCACCGCCACGCTCTCTTCTCCGCAGCCAGGCATGGCCGGCTATCTGCACGCGCGGGTGCGGGCCGCAAAGGCGAGCACGACATGGTATTTGGACCCAAAAGTGGTGCTGACTTAGCAACTTCCAAAGGAGAAAGCCTATGACCGAGGAACGCGCACAGGCGCGCGAATGCAGTGATGCGTCTGTAATCCGCGGCAGCGGTCTCGGCGAGCATGCCGACGCGCACGGCCGCTATGAGATCGAATGCCGCGGGGCTGACGGTGAGCTTAAATGGCGCGAGATCATCGACAACGTGGTTGCCACCGTCGGCAAGAATCTGGCGCTGGACTCGTTCCTCGCCGGGGCGGCCTACACCGTAACCGGGCCTTACATGGGCTTGATCTCGTCGGTGTCCTATACGGCGGTCGCCGCAACCGACACGATGGCGTCGCATACGGGATGGCTCGAGGCCGGCGGCGCCAATGCGCCAACATATACCGGCAACCGCAAGACCGCGGTCTGGTCCGCGGCAACGGCTGGATCGAAAGCTCTATCGGTGGCGCTGTCGTTTGCGATCACCAGCACCGGAACCGTCAAGGGCGCGTTCCTCTGCTACGGCACCGGGGCTGTCAACATCAAGGACGACACCAACGGCACGCTTTGGTCGGCCGGCACGTTCTCGACCGGCGACAAGGCGGTGGTGAACGGGGATACGCTAAATGTGAATTACAGTACGAGCCTGTAACGAGGAGGGCCGCATGAGCATCCTGATCAGCTTTTTGTATTTGCTGCTCTACATCGCGATCGTCGTGTTTGTCGCCTTCTGCATTGTGTGGCTGATCCAGAGCTTTATGGGCTGGTCCATCGACGCCAATGTGATGAAATGGGGAAAGGTGATCGTCGGGCTCCTGTGCATGATCGCTGTCGTGGTCTGGCTTACCGGCGTGCTGGGTATGGGTCCGGGGCTGCCGCATCCCGTCTACGGGAGATACTGATGCGCGGCTGGGTCATTGCCGGCGGCTTCCTTCTGATCCTCGTGGCCGGGATCTGGGTCGTGCATACGCTCGATGCGATGTATCCATGATGACTTCCGTGCGATCGTGGTTTCACGAGAACCAGGCGCTGGTCTATTTCCTGGTGGCGCAGGGCATCGCGATCGGCGCTGCGGTCCTGTCGATCACGGCCTACATGGTCAAGATGGAGACGCGGGTGAGCACGCTGGAGATCCGCGGTTCACCGCACTTAGTGACGGTCGATAGCCGGTTGACGGTATTGGAGAGTCAGACCAAGGCTAACAAGGGAAGCATCGATAGGATCGTTGACGTGATGACCAAGAGGTTGAACATCAATCCATGAATGAAAATCTCACATTGACCGAAGCTGGTGCCAATCTCATCAAGCATTTCGAGAGCTGCTTGAAGAAGGATGGCGATCGTTTCCGCCCCTATCGGTGTCCGGCGAATGTGCTCACTCTGGGTTGGGGGTCCACGCATCATGGCGGTCATAAGTTCGACGAGAATACGCGCTGGACCCAGGTCCAATGCGACGAAGCTTTCGCCGAGGACATGGAAAGCTTTGAAAAGACGGTTCGCCATCTGGTGAAAGTCGAGCTGGAGCCGTGGCAGTTCGATGCGCTCGTGTCATTCACCTACAATTGCGGCGAGGGCAATTTGCAGAAATCAACGTTGCTGAAAAAGGTCAACGCCGGGGATTTCGAAGGCGCTGCGCTGGAATTCCAGAAGTGGAACAAGGGCGGCGGCAAGGTGCTGCCTGGGCTGGTGCGGCGGCGGGCCAGCGAGGCCTTGTTGTTTCAGAACATCACCGACGAGGACTACGACGGTAAGCCGGATAAAGTCATTCGGCCGATACCGGAACCGATGCCGCAGGAGGTTGACGATCCCGACTGAGAATTCGATAAGGTGGGGATGTTACCCCCCATGACTTGGCCCCGCCTTGCGGGGCTTTTTTTATTTCTTCGGCTTGTCGTTCAGCAATCCCTTCCGCATGGCGATGGCGACGGCGTTGGGCCGATCGACGGCGCCGAGATTGTGGAGGATGCGCTTGATGTAGTCGCGAACGGTGGTCGTGCTTATGCCCCGTTCCCTGGCGATGGCCTTGTCCCTCTTGCCGTCGGCGATCATGCGCAGCACCAACCGTTGGCGGTCTGTCAACGGCGGCGATTTAGGGCGGGTTTGGCGTGGTCTATGGGGCATTCCAACCCCATCGTAATGTTGGATCATTCGGATAGACGCCTCTCCATTTGGAGGGGTCAATTTAACGTGAAATCGCGAAAAGGAATCATAATTGACACAACCCGTGGATGGCGGGCGCCGGGCGCGCCGCTAGCAGCGGGGGCTATAAGAGGAAATGGGAGTCATATAGCTACACGTTTTGGTGGCAATGCGTGTCATCCTGACTTCATATTGGATCGGGGCCAGTAACGACGGCTGGAGAAAAATACCGGGGATCAATCACAACGCAACTTAACTCAAGAGGAGCGACGGTGATGGGCCAGGTAATCAGCAAAAGACAGGTTCTCGGCAAGCGGATCAAGCAGATCCGCGAGCATCGCCTGATGACGCAGGCCGCGCTCGGCCAGGCGATCGGGGTCAACAAGCACGCCATCTACCGTATGGAGAGGGGTGATAGGTGGATCACCGTCGAGGTGCTCGAGCTGCTGGCGAGCGCGCTGCACTGCAAAGTGAATGACCTGCGGATGGATCCGGCGGAAGTCGGCCCGCCGCTGGTGCGGGCCGCGCCCATGCCATTCGCGGTGGCGGCCCTGGCCGAGGGCGAGGAAACCACCTAGGGCGGCGTTCTCCCACTCTTCTCCCACTCTTCTCCCACTCACTCCAGGCTGGCCCGTGGTGCGCCCCTGCCGGCCGGGCGGCATGGGTAGCGGGCGCGGCCAGAACGCGCACGGGTGGCCGCCTGTGGGGCTCGGGAGCATTCCTACCTTGGGGCCTACCTCGGCCCTACCTCGGCCCTACCTGGCGCCCATCTGCGCAAAAACCCTACCCAGGCCCTACCCAGGCGCTTTTCCTGGGTAGGGCGCCTCATGCTAAGTATTTGAGATATTGGATGTATTAGACATACATCAGCCGCGAATCTGCACATGTATTGTGTGTTTTTTACGCTTGCAATGCATGGCGAGGAATTGCTAAGGTTGGAAACCTGATGCAGAAAAGCTCGATGTATCAATGACTAACCTCACACTAGCGTGGCAACCAATGGAAATGGGTTGAAACCAATATCAGACCGAAACCCTACCCAGGCCCTACCCAGGCCCTACCCAGAAACGCACAAAGGCTCTTAGGAATGAAGCTCTCCGACAAGACGATCCGCACCCTGGCCTGCCCGGCCGGCAAGACCGACACGACGTTCTGGGACGAGGACAT